ACAGGCAGGCTCGCAGCACGCGCGCTGGCCGCGCCTTCGAATTCAACATCCTCGATATCCGCGCTGCCGGGCTGCGCCCATTCCACCGCGCCACTCAACATGGGATCCGCGGTGATGGCGGCGGCGATGGCAACCAGCAGCGCATCCAGCAGCGCATTATCCGCCGCCAGCACTTCAATCTCCGCGCGGTGTTCAATGGCAAAGGCCAGTGGCGAGAGTATGGGCGTTTCCGCCACACTCTCCCCATCGCGCAGCACCACCAGCCCGCCCGCGGGCAGGCGTTGCGGTACGGTTTCATTGCGGCGGATGACGGGCGCGGGATTGCGCGCGGCCAGGCTGGCGTTCAGGCGCGCGAACAGGGCGGTCAGGGCGGTCTCACGCAGGCTCATCGCGGTCTCCCCGCCTCGGCGGCCCAGGCCGCCACAAAACGCCCGGGCAGACGGCGCAGGCCGCGCTCTGCCGCGCCCTTTACGTCCAGGCGTTTTGTGAGCTTCACCTGCGGCAGCAGCAGGAACATCGGCACCATGCCGCGCGCGAGTAGCCCGCGCGCCCAGGCCTCTCGGCCACGGCGATGGGCGGTGCCGATTTCTGTGACACCCCCGGCAATCAAACGCAGGCGCTGCCGTCGCCGCCCGGCCTGTTCCCCGGCGCGAAGTGGCAGGCACCAGACAAAGCCGCGCCCGGATTTGAAGGGCCGCAGAAAAGCCTGGCCCGAGGCCACCATCTGCGCCGGCGTCACGCGCATGCCTTTCTCGCCCCGCCCGCGCCTGCCACGCGCGGCGTTAAAGCCGGTGGGGATGGCCAGGAATTTCCGCCCACCCTTGGCGCGGATCAGCGCGCCGCGTTCAAAGGCATCAATCACCTTGGGGACCTTGGTGAAGACCAACCCAGCAGGACGTAGTGACTGGCCCGTCCGAGGAAACACCATGGACCGCCAGGCATTGGCGATGCCGCGCGCATTGCCGGCAAAGGCGGTGGTGACTTGCTGGCGGAGTTCGGCTTTTACCTCGGCGGTCTCGGTGCGGATCGCAGCCATGGCAGCGCGTTCGCCCGCGCGCAATTCTTCGGCCAGCATCTTGCGAAAATCACCAACAAGCTGCGCGCCAAGCCTCATGCCGTGTGCCTATCGCTGACAAAAGACGCGCCAGGCCGTACCGCTGGCGTCGCGTTCGGCGTGGCGGACGGTGAGCACTTCGTTGCCAATCGAGAAACTATCGCCAGCCGCGATATCAGGCAGGGTGGCGATGGCGAGCGAGAGAATATCGCTGGCCGAAATCACCTCTGTGCCGAAAGCATCCGCCAGGCGGTCCGGCGAGGAACGCAGCACGCGCAGGCTGACGGGCGCGCCAGTACCGCCCTGGCGATACTGCGCATCCACGCCGAGATGCGCATCAGCGATCAGGCTTGCCATGGCGGTATCGAAGGCGCTCATCGTTTCAGCACCTCGACAATGCGCGGCAGCGTCTTTTCGGCGGAACGGCCAATGACGTAACCACCGAGCCCGATCTCAACGATGTTCCAGAGCTTGAGCGCCTCAGCCTCACTGATCCCAGGCGCGGACCAGCCGAGCCAGCGCAGCACGATCAGCAAGCCAAAGGTGATCATCATCAACGGCCGCCAGCAGGCAGCGAGCCAATGTTCCGATTGCGCCTCGGCCTTGATGATATCGGCGGCGGCCTTTTCCAATTCGCCCGCGCGCGCGAGGAGGGCGGCATTGAGCTCCGCCTCGGCACGCTGCCGCGCCTCGGCATCAGGGAATAGCCGCTTGAGTGCATCACCCAGGATCGGCACCAACGCGGGCAGCAATGCGCCGATCATGGGTATTTTCCCCGGTCCAATTCGAAATGCGGGCCATCGGGAAAGCCTGGCCAATCGCCGCCCCAGGTAATGGCAATGCCAAGCTTTTGCGCGGCACCCTTCATGGCGCTGGCGAGTTGCGCATATAGCGGCCAGTCCCAGCGGATTTCGCCGTTCTCCGGCACGCCATCCCCGTCATCAAGCCAATAGCCGAGATCGACCGCATGGCCCGTCAGGTGCCGGCTGTTCATGGTGCGCGAGGCACCGAGTGCCACAAGCTTGGCTTGCCTTTCGCGGGACCGCAGCCCTTCCAGCACGATGAAGGGCGCGGCCTTGCGCGCCTCGATCGCCACGCGTACCAGATGGGGATGCACGCCTTGCAGGCGTTCATGGTCACGCGTCAGCAGGTTCGTCATGTTCACGCCCCCGCCGCCGGGACGCGGTTGAGCCAGACGCGCACGGTGGCATCAGCGGCGAGCGCGGCCTGGGTTGCGATGCCCACCTGGAAATTGCCGGTGGCGGTCGCGGTAATGCGTCGGTTGGTATTGTCCCAAAAGACGCGCACCCCAGCGGCGATCGCGAGTGCCGGTTCCTTGGTGAGATCAAATACGCCCGCGGTCGCGGCCTCGATCATGGCGTTCTGCACGCCATCCACGGCCGCGACGCCGAACAGCGCACCGACCAGGACGCCCTGGCCGGCGGAAACGCCTGTCGCATAGGGCACGGCAATCGCCAGGCTATTGCCCGGCTGGATGAAGTTACGCATGGAATGAACCTCCTGAAACGCAACAGGCGCCCCGAAGGACGCCCGTTGCGAAATTGCGATGATGAAAAAGGGGGAGAGCGATCAGGCGCCCGGATTGAACCAGGCCCCGCGCCAATCAATGGCGCCGACGCCAAAGTCGAAAATCACGCTGACCTCGACACCATCCACGCCGGAGACCGGGCCGGTGGTCACTTGCGGCCCCTCGGCGCCATTCAGATAGCCATAGACATAGACCGGCGCGGTCGGCGGATCAGCAAACAGGTACCAGCGATTATTCGGAATCAGCGGTTCGACCAGCGGCTGCACAAAGCCCGCATAGATATTGGCGTGGCTCACCTGTGTCGCGCCGACACTCACCGTCAATTGGCGTGCGGGCAATTCAAGGCTCGGGCCGACCAGCAGCTTCATGGCATTGCCGACAGAAATCGGCAGGCCATCCAGCGTCTTTTGGCGCAAGATCGCCGCACGCCCGGCAGCGAGGTTGTTGATGTCCAGCGCGCTGCCCGCCGCCGCCTTATTCAATCGCGCGGCGGCCGTGCCGAACACCGCAGCCGGGCCATTGGTCAGTGTTGGGCCATCGCCATTGGCTTGATTGAGCAGCGCATAGGCCGTGGCATTCTCGAAATCCGCCACGCGCCTGCCAATGGCGGCGGCAAAATCCGTGAAGGCGCCAAGGTCATCATTCACTAGCATGGGCCGTGTCACGCGGATGCGCCGCGCGAAGGTTTGCAGCAGGACGATTTCCTGGCTTTCCGACATGGTGCCGGCCTGGATTTCGCCATTCTCCATCAGCGGCATGAGGGTCGGGAAATCACCCACGCGCAGATGCCGGTGCGGCTTGAAGTCGCGGAAGTCGCGGCGAAGGAAGATCTGCCGATAGCTTGGTGCTGCCGGCTGATAGGCTGCCAGCAGCATCTTGTTGGCAGCAGCCGAGAGCAACAGCGGAAAGTCGGAGGTGGTGTGAAAGGCACGCTCGGCGAGCAGTGTGGGATTGCGTGGTACATTGCGTTCACCGCGGACCCTGAGCAATTCGCCGATCATGTCCGAAGGCCGCCAGCCCATGAATTCGGCGTGGCGCCCCGTGCCTTGCGGCTGATAGCCGGGCATGCTGCGCGCGGCCAAGGCTTCCGCCATGGCGTCCAAGATTTCCGAAGGCGAGTCATGGCCCGGCCCGGTTTCCGGTCGCGCGGGAACAGAAGGTGGCGCGGCACTTTTCACCATGGCGTCAAACAAGGACCGGCGCGCCTGGTCCGGGTGCCAGCCGCGCTCGACAGCTTCGCGCCGGATATGCGCGGCGGTCTCGGTGCCGACCAGGGCGCGGGCGGCGTCAATGGCGCCATCAATGCCGGAGATACGATCACGCTCGGCGCGCTGTGCCTCACTGCGTAAAGCTTCAAGGTCAGGCGGCGTTTCCACCGTGATGGTTGCGGGCGGCGACGCGGCAGGCGGCGCCGAAGGGGCTGCCGGGGTTTCCGGCGTCGTCTCGGTCATGGGTGGTTCCTCATTCTCCAGGGCAGGTTCAATGGCGAAGGACGGCGCGCCCTGCGGCGCCGCGCCACGCACTTGCGCATCCCGATCAACCGGGATGGGCACGATCGAAATCTCGAAGGGTTCCCAATCCACGGCGCGGTAGATCATCTCACCGCTCACCGGATCGGGGCGCTGGTCATAGCGATGCACGCGATAACCGATACTCACAGCGCGCAGCGTGCCATCGGCAATGCGCTGCCAGAGCGGTTCCACATCGGCAGCGGCAGAGAATTGCAGCCGCGCATGGCCGCGCCCACCTTCAAGCCGCGCAGCTATCACACGGCCCAGCACATCACGCGCATCGCTGCTGCGGTGCGTGTTCAGCACCGGCGCATTGCCGGAGCCGAGCTGCGCCATGCGCACCGCATTGGGCGACATGTCCAGTTCCTCGGTGATGCCGCCGAGGGAGGGGACAAAGTTGCGCGCCCGCGCACCAGTGGACCAGACCACCTCAACCGTGCGGGCGGCACGATCCACGGTCGCGGGTGCGGTGATGGCGCGGCGGGCGGTGATCGATTGCCCATCGGGGGGAAGTCGATCGGGCAAAGCGGGATCAGCCGGCGCGGGATCGCTCCCGCCCGGGTCGGTG